CGAGTTGATTGGGGGTGTGTACAAGAGCACAACATTGACTTACCTGGTCAGGTTGTCGTATGTGGTGCTGTATCTACTAACAGTCTCATAGTTGGACCTGAGATTACACACACGGATATAGACGAAATGTCTTTGAAGTATGTGCTATCTCAATACAATCAAGTGTGTTACGGCACCCTCACCAATGCTGATACTCATTCCAGTGTGATTTATGGTTGTGACGTTGGTCCATCGACGCTTTGGTTTAGAGCTCCCCTATCTAGGCCCTACGGCAATTTGGACATGTCAAATGTAGCTGGAGCTTCAGCCAATGCGTTTCAGCCGTCTGGACTGTTCTTTTTTAGTTCTATGTTCAGATTGTGGAGAGGCGGTATGACATTCCGTTTTACTTTTGCCAAAACCAAGATGCATTGTGGGCGTCTATTAGTCTCTTTCATCCCCTCAGTCAATATAAAGGGTGTTGGTGTAGTTGATGCGGTTATAGATGGCCCTGAAGTTGCTTTAGGGCTTTCGCAACCCTTTGGTTACTCCAAGATCTTCGACTTAAAGGATAACAACGTTTTTGAATTTGAGGTTCCATATGTCTTACCTCAACCTTATGTCCCTTTTACTACTGGTATGGGGAGTTTGACCGTAGGCGTCATGGATCCACTCATTGCTCCAACTATGGTAGCTTCTTCCATAAATTTTATAGTGGAGGTGAAAGCTGGTGATGACTATGAACTTGCTGTTCCTAGAGGTCCTTGTTACCCGAGTCACCAAGCTCCGGCTATTCGGTATCAAATGGGAAGTATAGCCAAAAACAAGCCGACTGCTTGTGAGATGGTCATAGGTGAGAAGATTAACAGTTTGAAACAGTTAATTATGATCCCACATGTGTCCTCATCTTCGGCGGCTATAGCTCAGAAGTCAACTATGGCTTTGGCACCATGGTTTTATCATCCTGATCAGGATACAACAGTACCGCCGCCCACAACTTTAAGTAGAAGGACCGCTTTCTCGTATTGTGGAAACATAGCCAAGTGTTACTCTTTTGC